CTTGCAACCTTCATTGCAGCAGATGCTAAAGCCTCTTTCATCTTCTCTGCATCTTCTTGATAACAATTTAGATCATCGCCAGCGTTAGCCTCTAGTGTGCTTAAAGCAAATGATATTACTTGCCACTCTAGTTTAGTTAATCGTTTTTTTAATATATTGTTCATATATATATATGTGTTTTTCTGATCGATTTATGCCAAAACAAAGTGTCGCAGTTATTGGTAACTAATATCCCCAAAATTTCTTAGCATTATTTAAATAATCTTCGTTAGCATCACTATTCCAAAACATGTGTGTAAAGTCTGGTTGAATGTAATCTTTAAGAATATTTGGATCATTACTGATCTTCATTAAGTTTTGTCTTACTTTAGCTCTTTGGATTATTCTAGGTATTCTTTTTTTAATATTTTCTGGTTTAAGTTCATCACAATTATCTGCATGATAAACTCTAAATTCTTTTTCATTTACATAACAAAGATAAACTGGAACTTCAAATACCGACCAATAAAAATCTACTTGTAATAAATTATAAGGTGAAGGCTTATCAGGTAACTTACCTGGAAACCAAGACCTAGTGCCATCTTTCTTGACAATCCCCCTTCTTGGCATCTTGCATTTATCTTCAATAATAACCTTGTCGCCTTTTAAATCTATGTAACCATGAACAGGAATATTAATACCATCAAACCATTTAAAGGCTTCTATCTCTGGCTTACAAGACTCCCAACCTGGTATTGATTGATGAGCCTTATGACAATTAGCAATCATAGCTGGAACTATACTTTTATAATGACTTAACTTTTCTTGGTCATCAGGAGTAAGTGCAACTAGCTTATCTAATTTTTCTTGTACAGAAACAAACATTATTTACCTTCCTGTATTTTTTCACTTTCTATTTGAAAAGCCATATTAAATTCTTCTGCAACTACATCTAATTCTTCGTAGTCATCTAAGAAATAACTCATTGGTTTTTTTAAGAACTTACTTATTTTTACCAAATTAATTAATGGTATTCGGTTCTCACCTTTTTCGTATTTACCTATTTGTTGATATGTATTTTTTAAGGCTTTAGCAACTTTAGTTAATGGAATAATAGTTTCTTTACCAGTAAACTCATTAACCTTAGTTCTTCTTGCTAGTCTTAATCTTTTACCTAACTTAATATAAAACTCATTATCTTCTTCAAAGTTTTTCTTAGCTTTATGTGATAGTTTCATTGTGTTCCTTCCTTTAATTTAGAGTATAGAATCCCTTAAGTTTTTATGCAACTTTTTATATATACTTAATTAAGTATATAAAAATCTAGCATCTTTGTTCTCTGCTTCAACAATTCTTCGGAATAATTGATTGTATTCCTTAAATGCTTTCAGAGTATGTACACATTGCCTTCCCTTATCTTTAGCAGCATAAACTTTTTTATGTGCCTTATCTAGCTTATTGTACAATCTAGTATTGCTATTTTTTAAGCTCATCATTCTCCTCACCAATAAGTTTTATATTTGCACTAATAAGTTTGTTATCGGTGATATTTGCTTTTGCAAACTCACTAGGCATTTTCTGACTATGTGCTTTTTGTGTAGCTTCTTCAACACTAGCACCATCAAAAATTTCTTCAAAATCAACTGCTAATTCTAAACTTGATTTTTTTAAAACTTTAACCATTTAAAACTATATTTCTGCTATAACCTGAGTATTCTCTTTTAATTTCGTTTCTCTGTTCTAGCTTTTCAATTAGCGAACTGATTGAATTTTTACTTTTGTAACCCATTTCATTAGCCATTTCTAAAAATGTTGGCATATATCCATGTTTTGTACTATAATTTTTAAGATATTGCAATAGTCTGAGCATTTTAGGAGTCATCGGTCTTTTACCTCTTTTCTTGTTCATTTATTACTAACCTCCTTAATAATTCTGCGTAGCCATTTATGTCATCAAAGCTATCTTTTTTATAATTATCTGATTGCATAACTCTCCAACATTTTAAAAAAATCATAAATAAACCAAACAATTTTAAAGGTACTTTGACCTCAACATTATTATAAACTGATAAATATTTTTCTAAAATTCCTGACATAACATAAGAGGTATGGTCAAATTCTCCATAGTCATCTTGCTTTTGTTTTAATAATCTTTCTATTTCGCTAATAAACTTAACATTATCTGACATAATTTCCTTCACTATCTTTGCAGTAATGAGCTACTACATTTTGATTTTTATATTTAGTTAGCACCCAAACCTCTCCATTGCCTTCTTTGTAATTTGGGTTCTCAACATAATTGACATTTTTTTCAAACATTTCATCACAAGTGATAGGTAGTAAAGAATATGCAAAAGGAATCTTTTCATATTTTAAACCACCATCACCTGAGTATATAACTAAAATTAAAAAAACTACTTTCACTAATTAGAAAGGAATTTCTTTGCTTTGAGGTTTAGCTTGTTTAGGTCTAGGTTCGTTCTTGTAACCAGATAAAATATTACCTGATTCGTTAATCCAACCGATTAAACCTTTATGTCCACCAGCTTCAGAGTAATTCATTTCGCCAGTAAATTTATCATCACCTTTGAATAGAACTCCTACTTGAGCAAACACTTTAACAAACTTGGTATTACCATCTCTTGATGCACCTTTAACACCAAGTATAGTACCCTTGTTGCCATTATCTAAATTTACATTTCCTGAAAAATCAATTCTGATAGCTTTTTCATTGTTGGCATCATAAGGAAATAATACCCAATCTTTTTGTTTAGCATTACCATTGTTTTCTGACATTTGTTCCTCCATTTGTCTTGATTGTTTCTTGTTGTTTTTCAAATAACTTTTCAATTTCTTCTGAATCGTTATTTTTTTTCCAATCAGAATATAATTTGGTCAACTTAGTTTCAGTTGTTTGCATTTTTATTTTATCCTTAATTGAATCTTTTTGATTTATAAGTGCGTTAGTTAATTCTTCTGCACTAGCATATTCCGAACCTGATAATCCAAATGCAGCTATGCAACGACCTAACGCACTACTTGAGCAATTTTCTAATGCACTTGTTTTATTTATAAAATTAGCATTTCTATGTTCTTCTGCATGACCAACAGCATAAATAGTATCAGAAATATATAGTTCGGTCTTAACCACAACTCTCTCATTATCATGGAATAATATTTCTTCATTAAATCTAGCTTCTGGAAAGTATTGCAAAAGATGTCTGTGTCTTTCATTAACAGTTGAATATTTTTTACCTTTAATATCAACAGTTGGAATATTCTTAGCATTTGTTAAACACTTTTTTCGTCTTTCTTTGAACCCTCCCTTACTTTCTTCTTCTGTCGTCTGTGGCTTTAGTTTCATTGTTTCCTTTCTTTTGTATTTTTTGGTTTTCTTTAATTTGATCTATATCTTTCTGTGCTTTAGCTTCTAAATAACTTTTATTCTTAGCAATCATTTGATCTTTTAACTTTAATAAATCTAACTCTTTTTTAAGTCTTGATATTTCATCATCTCTTGCATGAAGTTGTTCTATATGTTTCTTTTCATTATTTTCATAAGTTCTAATTTTAGTTTGCATCTTTGCAAGTTCCATCATTACAGTATCTGTCATTTTTTCCCTTTCATTATTTCTTCAAGTGTTAATTTATGAACAATAATATCCTGTACTGCCTGACCTACTATTGCTCCTATATCCATGTTTAAATTTGAGGCTAGTGCTTTTCTTTCTTTAGCAGTTAAGATTATGTAATCATTAAACCAAATATCCATGCTTTTAGATAGTTGACTTGGACTTAAATGATCTGCTGTGAAAGCTCCACCTTCCTCTTTTTTAGTCCACTCTTTTCCAATTGTTTTCATAGATTCTATTTATTAATTAATACAAAAAGTGTCAATAAATTATACAAATTAAATTCAATTTGTGGGTTCATTATCAAATATTATTGTAGCATTAAAACTAAAAGATATTCTTTCATTATCTTCATCATCTGTATTAAATGGGTAAACGACATGAGATAATGAGTTTGGGAATAATATCCAATCTCTAACCTCTGGCATAACTCTATAAGAATTATTATTAAACATATTTTCAGATCCTTCTATAAACTCTGTCTGACCTGAGAAATCATTATGTTCTTTAGCATTATCTGTTGAAATCATTTTAGGTATTTGTAAATAACCAACGCAGCTTAAATGATAATTACCATGCACATATTCAGTATGGGTATGGCAAGGGTTATAATCGCCAGGTTTTGATACTACATACCAAGCAGAATTAATTAAAATAGATTTAATTTTATGTTCTATATGATTTTTTACATAAGTATTAATTATTGGATCAAAAAATTTTTGTTTCCATTTTTGCATAATTTCTGGTGATATTAGATACTCTGAATCTACATGACCGACTAACTTTTTAGACCAATCATGGTTCTTTTGTTTTTCTTTATCTTGTCTTATTTGTTTTAAATCATTTTGAAAGTCTTTCATTAGTTCTAATGGCATAACTGCTTTAGCAACTGTTGAGCCAAAAGGTTTAAATAATTTAAAATTTATTTTATCACTCATATTGAACAAAGACCTTCACATTCATTATTAAACATATCTAATTGTTTATCATTTTCTTTTTTGTCAAATTCAACTTCATCTAAATTTTTACAAGAACGATGTAAAAATAAATTATCTTTAATATTTTTTGCTCCAGTTCTAATATTTTTATCAAATTGAACTGCATCTGCAAATTCACTTGGTCTTTCTGTTTTCATAAAATGCCAATAAGCATCATTATGGTAAGGACACATAATACAAGCTGATTTTTCTGGTAGTGGAAATTCGTTTTTTTTCATCCAATTAATACAATCTTGTCTTGACATATTCATTTCTATTAATGGATGTCTATTTAAAATATATGGATCTCTTGCAGGTTTCATTCTTTGGATTTCATCAGTAGAAATACCTATCCATTGTTCAATATATTTATCTTTAGGAAATCTTTTTCTATAACCTACATTACAAAGTTCTCTTAATTTTTTTCTTATTACAGAAATTTTATAATCAAAAGTACATTGTCGTCTTAACATTCCTTTTTTACCTGTTATTGCATTTTGTGTAAAAAATGGAGCTGTTGGAAATTTTGTATTGTTCTTAATAGAATTTATAATGTCATTTTTAATATTACCTTTTGAAACTTGATATATTGGAAACTTAACTATTTTTTTTAATAAATTTAAATAATTATAAACTGATTTAGGTTCATAACCTGTATCTGCAAAAATTGCACAATCAACATTTGGCAATTCACCTTTAGCTGCCATTAATAACATTGTAGAACTTTGAACACCAACTCCTAAACTAATTACTGTTAAAGTTTTTTTTCTGTTTTTATCTATCATAATTATCTATATTTTTTAGTTCTTTTAATTCTATTTTATATGCAGCAGGTCTATCTTGGTAGCCAAAATTTGATAGCTTTTCTGGTGGTAGATCATCATTATAAATAAATGAACCCATAATACTAAAATTAAAATCTTCGTTGTTGTCTTTAATAATTAAAATATATTTACCTTTCTTTTCTCCAGGTCTTATCAATAAAAAATTATATGATTTTTTTTCTTGGGTTCTTATCTCTATATTGTTTTGAAAGTCTGAGTCTGAATAGAATTGGTTATCATCTGAGTAAGAACCATTATAAAAGCTATTAGTTGCCTTTGCATAAGCAACCTCTCCTAGAGCTCCTAAGATCCCATCTGTTAGTTGTGATTTAATTCCTTTAGTGTAACCATAAGAAAAGGTTTTACCCATTCTAAGGTTGCCTATGTACCTTTTTGATGCAATATTTAAGGCTAGTTCTACTTCGTTAGCTTCTAGTTTTATTTTTATCATTTCTAACTTGATCTAATTGTTTAACTCTTTTTTCATATTCTTCAATGCTTTCACCAGAAAAATATTTAAACCAGCAATTTGCACAGTAATTTTTACCTTTTTCTACTATATCGGCACTCATACCACATTTAACACATTGCCTAACATCACCATACATATTCACTCAATTTCTTTCCAATCTTTTTCTACTTCATAAGTTAATTCTTCATCAAATTTTATATCTTTTAATAAAGGTTTTATTTTATTCCAATCATTAATGGTTGGATAAGAAAAACAATTATCTTTTCTAAACCAATGCTCAATCTTAGTTTTAGCAATATCTGTATTACTAACTAATTCTTTAATTGTGGTTTGTGATTTAAGATAATCAATAAATTCAAATTTATCTGGTAGGTCAGGTCTATACATAAAAGGTTTATCAAATTGGTCTATCAAATGAGGATTATTTTTTAAATATTCCATAGCAACATCTGTAGATAAAGTTATTTGAACTCTTGAATTACTATTTCTATTCACTTTTCCTTTTAAAATTTTAGCAGCATAAATCATACTATCTTCATTTGTGTCCATTGAGGTTGGAGTCCGATACATTTTCTGCTTCAATAATTGCTTTTCCAAGTTCTCTTGCGATTTGCGGTACGATTGAGTTTCCAAGTGCTTTGATTCTGTCTTTTCTAAATCTGTCCATTGATATGGATAACCCATTAGGAATTCTGTAAAATTTGGCGATAATTTCCCACCAGGAATTTTTTTCTTCTCTAAAAATATCATTGCATCCGATAGTTTTGCTCCGAAAGTTTTGTTCGGATTGTTTTTCTTTCTCAGTATAAAACCCCCAGATTTTGTTTGTTCCACTCTTGAGCTCTGTTCCCCTCCTTCTTCGCATTTTACTGTTGGTGTTGGGTACATTTGACGAACTGCCATTGTTAAAGGTGTTCCTCCTTGTTTGTATTTTTTCGTTCTCTCCGATACTGAGTCTGTCGTTGGAGTTGGCAACAATCCAGATTCTTTCTCTTTTGTGCCAAGCTCCTTGTGAACTAGCTGAAATACTAAAACATTGGACTTCGAAATTTTCGGCTTCCAACCTTTCAACAATGTCTTTGAGGATTGTTCCATTTGCGATGTTAATAAGGTTTTGCACATTTTCAATAATTGTCCATCTTGGTCTAATCTCTTTAACGATTCTAAGCATTTCTGGGAATAAGAATCTATCATCTTCTTCACCTTTTTGTTTTCCTGCAATTGATATTGGTTGACAGGGTACTCCCCCTGTAATGACATCTGCTTTAATTTCTTTTCCATTGATACTCCTTACATCATCTATTATTGGAACATTTGACCAATGTTTATTTAATACTTTTTGACAAAATTGGTCTTTTTCACAAAAAGCAATTGTTTCAAAGTGTCCTGTAGATTCTAAAGCTAATGAAAATCCACCGATACCACTAAATACGTCTAAGACCTTTAGTTTAGTTTGTTGCATAATAAAAAATAAGTAATGCGATCTCTATTGCTATAATTGTTTCAAGCATAATTATATCTCCTATTTATTTTATCTAACCAATTATGGTAAAATTCAATTCTTTTACTATAAAAATCACATTGTAAAATTTCGTTGTACCAATCTTTTGAGATTAATTTTTCTTTTAAATATAAATATTGATATTTTTTTAATTTTTTATGATTTTCAAGCATATTATTTTATCCTCCATACTCTTACACCAGATTCATTTGTTTTTTCTTCTGGAATATTACATAAATTTCTCTCTGCAACAGAACCTTTTCCATAAAGTTCTATTAAATATCTTCTTAAAGTTTTTGGTGCGTTACTCCAATAATTGAAATTAGCTTCTTTTTTAAGTGCATTATTCCATTCATCATTAGTATATTCATCTCTTTTTACATAATTTGCATGAGCAAACTCTGGTAAAGGAAATCTAATACTATCTCCAATCTCCATTTTTTTAGCAATTAAATATAATGGATTAGTTAATTTACCTCCCTTTCTTGAGTCTTTTATTAATGGCACATTTTTTTCTATCTTAAAGTCCTCAGACATTCTATTTGATCCTTTCTTTTTAGGTTTTTAATTTTATTCCAAGTAACACCATTGATAGACCTAGATCCCTCAATGATGTTCTTGAAAGTTTGTATAGCTAATTTTTCTATATTTAGCTTAGTTAAGAGTTTGTCTTTTTCTTTCATTTATATTCTTTTTTAATTGGTCTAATTTCTTACTCCAAAGCTCTTTCCAACCTTTAGGACAGTTCCATCTCATATATTCTAAGTTCCTTATTCTCCTTTTATCCCTTAAAGCTATATTAAAATCATAGATCAAAGGCAAACCAAATTTATTTCTCATTTCTCCCCCTTTATAAGTTTAACTATCTTATTAAAGTATTTTTTAGGTAAAGGCAAAATTACTTCCTTTTTCCTAATCTCTGCATCTTCAAAGTCCATAAAGGTAAAAAATTTCTTATCTTTATTCTTAGACTCTAAGATATTAGTTATTGATTTATAGTTTTTAGCTTTCATATTACCCCCTTATTCTTGGTATAAATTTTTTAATCTCATAATCATAATTACATCCACAAGGATCTGGAATTTTAACATTTAATTTTTTATATGCAGATAATAAATCTTTATCTACATTTTCTCTTTGAATGTGATTTTCTAAAATACCAATCACTTCAAAACATTCTTCAGATGTTAATGTTATTTTATGTTTCATAGTACCTCTCTTTTAGTTTCTGACCTCATCAGTTAGGGATTAACCCTAAGACACCCCTTGTGGGGGTGTTTCGGTCTTTATAATTGTATATCTCTTAAACTATCCTTATCGTATTGTTTAACATTTACTTCAGATTTCCAATTTGGATCTCCAAATAATCTTTCTGCTTTCTCCTCTGAAATAATATATTTTTTATTGTCAGTAAGATTTAAAACAATAAAAGGTGTTTTTCTTGCTTTAGGTCTATATCCACAAAGACTATATTTAATATGTCCTTGAGAATTTTTTATCTCTGCAATTTTATTTGGGTCTAATGGTTTAACCCAACTTTTGTTTGCATTTCTTACTTTTATTTCATGTTCTAATGCTTTTTCCTCTTTAGTTTTAGCATTAGGCAAAGATACTTCTAAACTTACTCTGAAACTATCTGAGTCATATCTTGCACCTCCAAAACTAACCTTAACACCTAACTCTTTTTCATTAAGCATAGATTTCATTTTATTAATGATTGTGTCTATATTTTTTGAGTCTATTTTTTTCATGTTTCCTCTCTTGTTACAGTTTACTTTTAATGTTTTGAACTTCAGAATAATCCAACTTAGAAAATATATTTTCTAAAACATAATCTCTAAGAGTTCTTAAATCTTCAGTCATACAACTTTCTTCGTTATGTCTTTTTAAAACATACTCTGCACATTCAATGTCTTGATCTGAACCAAATCTTTTGGCAATCATAACTACATTTTCTGTGTGGTAGTTTTGGTCTGTATTAAAATCAACTTGATTTAAAAAATCATAAATACTCATTGATTTAATAGTTTTTACATTTGCTATTGTTTGCATTTGTTTTCCTTTCTTGATTTGTTTTTCATTCAATAGTTATACAACTTTTGTACTATTATGCAAACGATATAAGCTAAGATTGTAGAAATATTTATGTTCGCTAAATGTTCTTATTGATTACCCAAAATTTGACATATAGAAGGTCTAGCAAGGAAGGAATTAAAGAATATGGAAAAGACTAAAAATGGGTTCGCTATGATCCCAAATTCAATCATATATGACGATAAACTTGGAAATGAGGCAAAAGTCTTATTTTGCTATATAAAGTCATTATCTGCTAATTATAGGAACTTGAGAAACTCCAATTTATGCAAGAAACTTGGTGTTTCTGTTAATACCTTACAAAAGGCTAAAAAAGAGCTTGTTGATAATGGATATTTAATTATCCACAGGTTATCAAGTGCTAATAGATATACCTTAAGACTACCCAAAAATAGGGTAATCAGGGTGTCAAAATCTAAGCAGTCAGACT